CTGCTAACTTGGTAGTGATAATACCTTTAGAGCTTACACTTTAAACTCCTATATGTACGATATGTACGCTTTAACGTACACTTTAAGATACAATGTACACTGTATGGTACAATTACCTACAGGATAGCAGTAGGAGGAGAGGCTAAACACATCTTTAAGACCTCTTTAAGCACTCTTTAAGTGCAATCTTTAAGTATATCTATATATATGTTTAACCTCCCCTATACCGATAGTGGAACTTTAGAACCATACGGTAGAATTACCCTTGTAATTCATAGTGTTAACTCCATTGACAAACTTATCTAGCTCCTGCTCCATGATCTCAGTCCTACGTGTAGCCATTTCTAGGTCTGCATCGGATGCCATCTGGTCTACCCAGTATTGGCAAGCCATTGCTAAGACATCCAGTCTATCATCGTGTGCTAATGCCCCACGGTCTTTAGTGATCCGTGTCATCTGGTACGTTAACATGTACCTTTGAGCTTTCTCAGGGGGATGATGTTGCACACTGTCGTAGTCCTTCTGTACTACTGAGGGGTCCAGAATGAGCCTGTGCTGGTTCATAATGGGTTCTAGGGTGTCAATGATACGCAGTTCCTTCTGCTTGCTGTGACGGACTTCCTCGACGCTTACAGGGTGTACCTTCTCCAAGTATGGCTTGAAGAGTTCTGTAAACATACCGTCACCAAAGTTACTCTCGATCAATACGAGGTTAACCTTGCAGGTCTTAGCGATGTTAGCGAGTTGCTTAAGTGTCTCGTCGCCATATCCACCAGCGATACCACCGGCAGCAGTAACATACTGGTAACCGTTGAGCATCTTAACGACAGCATAGGCTGTTTCATCCGCACCACGACCAGAGGGGTCAATGGCAAGGACAGAACCGTCATAGTCCCTGTAGTCGCCTAGGAGACTCTCTGGGGCGTAGAACTTATCACCTGATAGGCCAACCATAGGTAAGCCATCAACGGGCTTCATAATGCCATACACGGGCTTCTCAGGGGCCTTGTCGCCATCACACGACATGATCATCAGATCACGCAGTCGGAGTGGGTAGCGATCACCATCCGCTAGGGATGTGTCTAACATAAACTGGAGGGCAAAGCCTGACCGACCATAAGATAGTTCTCGTTCAAGAAGATCATCCTCGTCAAAGCGATCAGGGTCAGTAGGCTTGCTCTCAAGCTTATCATCGTACTCAAGTTGCCCATACAACAACGGAGCTAGTCTTGTTCCATAGCTCTTCTCTATTTTCTCAGTCGTAGGGTAACGGGCTGGCCAGACTCTCATGTCATAGCCACGCTCCGTGAGTACATTGTACAGCGACATCTCACATTGTGGTGTACCCAGATAGATAATACGCCCATCTGGTTTAAGTACAGCGTCGAACTCTTTCACTGCTTCGGAGAGTTTCTCACGCATCATCTGTGTCATCGAGTTGTTGGGTACTTCGATGTCGTCTGCGATGATTATATCAGCACGAGAACCAGTAAGCTGCCCGGTAATACCTACGGACTTAACCGAGGGAGAACCCGAAGCTTTAGCTGGAGCTACGTCAAAGGCTATCTTGGACCATCTCTGGTCACCTTTAGCGACTAGGTGCTGACATATAGGAAGCTCCATGATGATCCTCTGTGTGAATGTAGAGAAGTCATCAGCACGAGCTTTGGATGCTGACACGACCATGAACTTTTTGTCTGGGTCGAGCAGCAGTTGGTGTACCACATAGGCACACGTTATGTATGACTTGCCTACACCACGGAACGCCTCGATGATCGAACGTCTGGGGCCACCTTGTAGGTACTCGGCAATGTCATACTGTACTGGAGTTGGGTCTGGTAAGTTGAGATGCTTCCAGACCAAGTACATGAAGTTACGAAAATCCTTCAGTTGCTCTGGTGTGTTCATTAAAAACCTTCTTTGTAGAACATCCTCACCATTTGAGCGCACGTATCTGAGCGAACAATGTCATCTAAGTCGAACTCAATAACCTCACATCCGTCTGGTTGGTGTGAGTTGATCAGGTCTACGAATTGCATAAGCCCTGACCTGCCCCTGAGGTCTGTTTGTTTGGGGTCTCCCATGAGAACCAGCACACTACCTTCTCCTATACGGGTGGTAATGGCTTTGATCTCATCCATTGTAAGCTGTTGAGCCTCGTCTACTAGGACCATAGAGTAGTTAAAACTACGACCACGGATCGTCTCGATAGACACGGACTCAATCTTTTCTTTCTTTACGTTGTACTCAAAGAAACCTTTACCCAATGCTTCACGGAGAACGTCTGTCATTGGCATAAGCCAAGGCGCAAGCTTCTCCTCAAGCGTACCGGGTACTGCCCCCAGGGATTTACCTGTAGGCACGTTGGCTCTTGTAAGGATGATTTTTTGGATTGCTCCCCTCGACAACCATGACGCTGCTTTGACGCAGCATGTATAAGTCTTACCAGTACCAGCAGGACCTAAGGCTACCATAAGGTTAGCACTGTCTAGGCCGTGGTATAGTTCGGACTGTGATTGTGTCTTCGGGGCATAATGTATTTCTGGTTTTCTTAGAGTTGGTTGCTCTGAATTTCTACGCTCTTTGCGCTTGGCCATACGTCCTCACTGAAGTTGCTCAGAGATATCAAAAGGAAGTTTATCCAAGAGATTACCTAACGGAGATTCAGCAGTAATTACGTCTAGCGTTGCGTTGTTGTCTTTTAAGAATTTGACAGCGACAGAAAGTTCAGAAGCTGTGGCATCACCAGACTTTATACGCTGAAGTAATTCTTTAGCTGTGGTCTCGTGAAGTAAGTCTAGGATTTGCTTATCCATCCTTTTGCTTCCTCATTTGTATTGTTAACACGGTTGGTCCACCCTCTTCCGAAGGTGTCAAAAGTTTTTAGTCTTTTGTAAAAGTTGAGCCGGGTAGCCGACAGTTCATCTAGGAAGTCCTCCTCAGATATCCTGTAGTCCACTCTAACGGCTCCTAAGGTCATAGGCCCTACGATGCCATCGGTTGTAACTCCACACGCCTTCTGGAGGAATCTACACGCTCTACGTGAGCCTGACATAACTGCTGTATCGAAGCATATTAATGCAACAGGAGCAGGTAACTGGTCGCCTTTCACAGCATCCCAGAAGTCTTTCTTATAGATTTCCTTGGCACGTTCCTTTGTCATCCCTTTGATATCTTCATCAGGGTATGAGCGTTTGGATATGCCCATGTTAGTTTCACCACCGGGGTCATTCGGGTGATCTACGTAACCTCCTTCATGCTTAAGTATAAGCTCAACGGCTTTATCATAAGTTGTCATATTGGTTACTTTTTTTTCAGCTTGTCAGCTACTCCTTCAAAGGCTCCACCACCGAAGTAGAAGAGAACAATAGTGAGCATGATCTCACCAATGTAGAAGTCTCCGAGGATTGATTTGACGGCATCGATGTCACCCTTTCCATACAGCGTCATGCTCAGTACAAGCACAAAGGTTGAAAGGAATGTTACGGTGAACATCACTGCCAAGTAGCGTTGAGCAATCTTAAAGGGTGCATACGAACTCAATAAGTCTGTCTTCGCTTTGGTCTTTGCAATTATTTCTTCTTCAGTGCTGGTGTGCAGGTCATCAATCAGAGCAAGCCCTGACTTAACCACGTCACCGTTACCAAAGATTTTAGCAAGGATACTTAACATTTTTAGTCTCCTTAAAAAACTAAACCCCTCCGAAGAGGGGCTTGTTTATTTGTCTGCTTTATCGTCTAGCTTGGATGAAATGTGCCTTAACATTTCTTTAACTTCACGCATATCTTCACGGTACTCTTCCCGTCTAATATACATGTGAGGAATTTCTCTCTCTAGCATCCTAAGGTCTTCCCTTAGTGATACCATAGATGTCCATCCTGCTCTAAAAATCCAGCCAGATAGCATCATCACGCCACCTAAGGCAGCGTTAAATAGCGTCTGAAACTCCATAAGTTACTCTTCTTCTTCAGCTATACCAAAGTTAACTACGTCATCAGAAGCGTTGTCTACAATAG